TTCAGGGTGACCAGCCGCGCCGAGTAGAACTGGCGCAGATTCTTCCGCGCCGTCGCGTCACCGGCCTTCGAGGTCGCCATGCTCACTTCGTGACGCAGCTTGTCCTCGGCGATGGAGTACGCGGCCTGCGACAGCTTGTACTCCCAGTCCGACCGGGACGGATCATCCTCCGGCAGCGCGGCGATGCGCTTCCCGAGGTACACGAGCCACGTGTTGTCGCTGATCTTGCCGTCGGCGTACTTCCGGGCCACCTCCTGGTCGCGAACCGCGAGGGCGGTGTTCGTGACGTTCTTCTGCGCATCCCGGAGGCGCCGGTCTGCCTCGGTCCACTTCGGGGAGGACGGGTCGTACACGTCGCGGCGCCCGGCGAGGTACGCGAGGAAGTCGGCCGGCGACATCTTCCGGTCCTGGTAGTCCTGGTAGACCTGCGCGTCCTTCTCGCCCACGATGCGCTCGGCGAGGTTGGAGCGGACGCTGGCCCAGTTGTCCGCGTCCGGCGCGTCGGGCGGCAGGGAGCCGAGGGTGTTCTCGACCCACGCCATCAGGGCCTCGGTGGATGTCTCCCCGGCGGTGTAGGCGTCCATGAGCACGCCGTAGTCGCGCGACCGGCGCTGGGCGAGGTCGGAGTCGAGCGAGGTCTTGAGGTCGCGGTACCGCAGGTTGTCCGGGTTCATTCCCGCGATCGCTCGCTGCTCGAACGCGATGAGCGAGTCAAGTCCGGCGGCGTTGGCCTCCGAGCGCTCGATCCGGTACGTCACGTCTTCGAGCTTGTTCTGCGCCGAGAGTTGGGCCTGCGTGTTGGGTTCGGCGGCCGCGGCCAACTGCGCGAGTGACGCCTGGTACTGGGCGTCGGTCAGATCCCCGTTGCCCCACGCGATCTCATTGGCGTAGGCCGTGAGGTCGCGGAGGCTGTCCCCGACGTTGTACTGCCCGAGGTTCCCGAGCGTGCCGGTTCCGAACGGGCTGAGGGAGGTCCCGAACGAGCCGGAGCGGGCCACGTCAGTACCCCGCCATGTTCTTGAGGAGCGTGGCGGTGATGTCCGATTCGGTCGGGGTGTGTCCCGTGGCGATCGCCCGCAGACGGATCGCCTCGCGCTCGGCCAGCAGCGTCGCGGACGAATACTTCAACTGGGTGGACGTAACCGCCGACGCGGTGGGGGCCGTCCCGGTGGTGGCGGTGCCCCGGGCGGCGATGGCCGCGCGCTCGGCCTTCAGCGTGACGTACGGGCTGACCACCTTCGGGATGACCGGCTGCGGGAGAATCCCGACTTCGGGCGCCACCGTGGTCCGGGGGGGGGGTGGGGCGGGGGTGTACGTCCCCGTCACGACGGGCTTCGCCAACGGAACCCCGATCTGGTACGCGGACAGGTCGGTGATCGGCTGGGTCAGGCCGGCCCCGAAGGTGCCTTTACGCGCCACGGTTGATCGTGCCCTGGTCGATGATGCGGTTCATGGCCCCACCGCCGTCCTGCGTCAGCGAACTGAACCTGGTCGCGTTGGCCGTCGCCCCGGTCTGCGTCGCCGGCGCGGGGGTGCCAGGCCTGCCGGTGGGGGCGGCCTGCTGGGCGGCCTGCGTGCGCGCCTGGGCGGCTGCACCGGCCTGCTGGTCGGGGGTCCCTGCCGAGGGCGCGCCGGAAGGCGCAGACTGGGCGAGTTGCGCGAGCATGGCGCTCTGGGCAATACCCGCCTGCTGGGCCTCGATCTGGATCTGCTGCTGGAGACGGGAGAGCATGATGTAGCTCTGCGCCTTCTCTGGGTGGAGCACGGCGTCCATGTAGTCGGCGCGGACGGCCTCGATCCTCTCGTCGGGGGAGTCCTCCCCACCGGCCTCCATCGCGGTCTTGAGATCCCACAGCCCGCCGTTGAGCCGGTTCAGCGCGTCCGTCGTGACTTCGAGGAAGTCGCGGGGCTCCTTGTTCGGGAAGTCCCACTCGAAGTCGCGGTTGCCGCCGTACAGTTCGGGCGCGTCGTGCCAGCGGTACAGTTCCATCCAGTCGAGCCACGCCCCGGCGAGGGAGTCCAGCATCTCCGACGCCGCGTGGATCCGCGGGACCATCCGGGAGGCAGTCGCGCGCCACGCCGTCGAAAGGGCACGCCCGGAGTTCTGGGCGGCCTGGATCTCGCCCCACACGACGGCGGGGAGCCCTGTTACGCGCTGCATGAGCTGCATGAGCTGCAAGCCGTGCTGCTGGGTCGGGAACGTGTTGATGGTGACTTGGATCTGCTCAAGATCCTCGTCGGGGTCGAGCGCGATCACCTCGTCGTCGTCCATGCGGATCACGCGGTCGGCGTCGCCGCGGAACTTGAACCGTGGGCGCGACTCCCCGAAGATCACGTCCTGCTGCTGGCTGAGCATCTTGTTCATGCCATCCTGAAACGGCATGATCGACGCGACATCGGAGAAGTTCGTGTTGTCCCGCTCGTCCTCGTGGGCGAGCACGAAGTACGGCACCGTCTTCCAGCCGGGGTACTCCGCGGCCTGGACGAGCTTGCCGTTGACGCGAACGGCGTTGAGGACGCGGGATCGGACGACCTCTCCCTCCACGCCCGTCGCCGCTTCGTACTTGGGATCAAGGAGCCAGTAGTCTTCGACCCACACGAAGGCGCGGTCACGGTCGGAGGCGAAGTCCTGCGACGGCCGGTAGTAGCCGCTGTCGTCGGCGGTGATCCCGTCCCGTGAGAGTTTCACGGCATCCGGGTACTGCGCGTTCGCTGAGGCGGCCGACCGGCGGGTCGCCACGAGAACCGCGTCGAGGTAACGCGAGTCGCCGTAGGTCGACCACACCGGGTACACGGTCGAGGGGTCGATGGCAGTGGTGTTGACGAACCTTCGGCGGGTGGGGTCCGGGATGGAGCGGAGCCACGCCTGCCCGTAGATGTTCTTCTTGAGCGTCTGGCGGTAGAAGTGGCGCGGGAGTTTCGAGATCCGGATCTGGCGCATGAGCACCTGTTCACGGGTCGTCGCCAGGTGCTGCTGGATGGCCTTGCTCGCGCGGTACACCCGCTGCCGGCCGACGTTCTCCGTCTCCTCCATCGACGGGACGGGGACCGGGATGTAGTCCTCCTGCCAGTGGACGTTCGGGAAGTCGGATGCTTCGAGGCTGGTCCAGAGTTCAACACCGGCCCGGGTGATGTTGTACGACGACCGGGTGTGCCCCTCGTCCTCGGGTCGGAACTGGTCCGCCCACTGGTCGTGCTCCCCGATCCTCGTCTCGAAGGGCGGCGAGAAGGCCCGCAGGTACGCCGCGTGGCGGGTACGGAGGCTGGACTGGTAGCCGGACCACGCCGTCCGCAACGCTTCGATCCGGGTGTTGAGATACGCCTGCTTCTCAGCGGACAGGGCCATCGGCCGTACCCCTTTCGGTGATCGGCCGGCTACTCGATGTACGAGGCGGTCAGGGCGAGGGTGACGTTGGTGCTAGACGCCTGCTTGAGTCGCAGGTAGCGCCAGAAGACAAGTTCCTGGAGCAGGTAGGTGTTCGTCACCGCGGTCGTGATCGCGCCGAGGGCCGTCACGACGAACGTGCGCGGCGTGGCGACGAGGGCGTAGGGGATGTTGAACCACGCGCTCCCGTCGACGCTGCCTTCGATGTTGCACGTCACGGTGCAGGTTGCAGTCCCGATGGTGGACGCGATGACGAGCGCCCCGCCGCTACAGGCCGCCCCGCGGTCGAGCACGGCGGAGTAGAACGTCGTTTTGGTGAAGTAGCCCATGACGGTCGCGGCCGCGGTCGTCGGCGCGGCAGAGGTCAGGACGTTGAAGCTCGTGGCCGACGGGACCGCCGTGACGACCTGAGCGCCGTCGAGGTCAGGCGTCGCATTGCCGCCCGCGAGGGTAACGGTGTCGCCGACCCGCAGGCCGTGGGCGCGCCCGCAGGTAACGAGCGGCGCGGCGCCCGGGGTCGTCGGGATAGAGAGGACGGCATAGGCGTACCCGCCGGACGTGCCGCCCGTGGAACAGTTGATCCCGTCCAGCGAGAAGGTCGTGGGGGTGAGCACCGTCACGGTAGTCAGGGGGGTCGCGGTCAGGAGCGGGACGGACACGGCACTGGCGGTCCAGTAGATCTGGTCGCCGGTCACGAGGCCGTGGGTGTTGAGCATCGTGACGACAGTCGGGCTGGCGAGAGAGTTGGAGACGATCGCCTCCGACCCTCCGGGGCGGATGGTGCCCAGACTCTCCATCGCCCGTGGACGGCCGATGAGTTTGCCGTAGGCGGACACGTCGGCGAGGTAGCCACCCGTGATCCCGATGAGGTGCTGGGCGCCCATACGTCTCCCCTGCCCGACTGGGCGGTCTATTGGCTAATCTGCGGAGCGAGGATACACCGTCTGCTATCTGGCGGACAAGTACGGCGCGCGTGTGGCGCTGCGGGCGAAGAACCGGGCGCGCTGGATCGTGTGCTCGCGGGTCCGGCCGCGTCGCTCGCGGAAAGCGATCTCGGCGGCCATGAGGACGCACATCGCGGCGTCCTTCTGCTGCTTCTCATCGAACGGTGGGGGTTTCAGGATCGAGAGCTGGTCCTTGGCCTTCGACCAGCTCGACGGGAGACGCATGGCGCCGTAGGGCTTGCCCGCATCGTAGGCCACGATCCCGTCGGAGTCGTGGATCGGCAGACCCTCGGCGTCGCGCTGGGGGTCGATGCCCTCGGCGAAGATCGAGCGAATGGCCTTGATTCCCTTCGCCTTGCGGGTGGTCCGGGTCTTCTCCAGCGCCTTGAAGTCGAACTCGTGGATCGGGAACCCGCGGCTGCGGAGCGTGCGGTAGATCCCGATGCCGTGGGCGTCGGTAGTGTCCACGTAGATCACGCCACCGTAGGGCAGGTGCATCTCCTCGATGGCGTACTCGATCTCGGCGTCAATGAGCGTCCGGCTGCCGGGGACGATCGTGAGTTTCACCCCGACCAGCGGGTTCTCCACCGAGAAGCGCCAGTCGAACGGCACGCGGATGACCATGCCCACGTTGTCGGCGGCGGCGATGGCGAGGTCCCACACGTGCAGGTAGGTCCACTTCGGGACGCCGCCCTCGTCGGTCTTGTCGGGGGGCTGCCAGTTCGGCAGGGAGTTCACAAACGCAGGGTCGATCAGCCACGAGGGGAGCATCCGGCCCTTGACGCCGCCGGGGATGCCGAGCACCGAGCGGTCGTAGTCCTCCCGGTCGAGGTTCCGCAGGGCGCGTCCCAGCGACTTCTCGGTGGCGTTGGGGTTCATCATCCGCGAGGCGGTGTTGCCCCACCAGTCCTCGTTCTGCGGGTCCTCGACAAACGCCAGGAACTCCTTGGCGATGTGCTCCGTCTCGACGGTGATCGTCCCCGTCAACACGATCGCCGCGTCGTAATCCGAAGCTCGGGCGGTGAGACGGTTCTTGAGGACGTACCGGATGTCGTCCGTGTTCTCGGTAGCGGGCCACTCGTCCCACGTGATGAGGCGCCACGCGCCGCCCTCGATCCGGGCGGCCTTGCCCTCGGTCGAGCGGAAGTCCATGACGGACCCGGTGAGGCACCGCACAAAGAGCCGGTCGGCGTTGCTCTCGGTGCGTTCCTTCGTCGCGGCGTACATCTGCGCCAGCGGAGCCCGCCTGCGTTTGCCGTTCGCGTCCTTCTGCGCCGGACTCGTCCCCGTGATGATGTTGCCGATGGCGAGCCACGCGCGTCCGGCGAGTTCCCCGAGCGGGGCGCAATGGAGGGTCCGGTACTCCTCGTCCTCCCACTGGCGCTGCTCTGTCTTCGTCCGCGGCGGGGCGATGCCGAGCTTGTAGTACAGGCGGTGGAGGTGGAGGACGCAGAGCACCAGCGTCTTCCCGGCCCGGTTCGCCCACGTCAGGAGGTAGTACGCCGCCTCACCCCGCAGGACGGCCTCGGCGAACTCCACCTGGGCCGGGTGCAGGACGATCCCAAGGCCCTTCTCGGCCCACAGGGCGATGTCCGTGCGCCCGGCCCTGATCCAGTCCGCCGTCTCGGCGGGGATGAGGCTAGGCCGGGTCATGCTTCGACCCCAGCCGATAGGTAAACCTGAACTTCGAGACGCGGGGTACCCGTCCGAGAACAGCGTCGTCGGGGACATGGGAGCGGCGGCTGTACCTTTGGCCCGTCCGTTCGTCCAGATAGTCGAACCGCGGGGTCCGCCTCTCTTGGTCGGTACGGCCGTCGGCGGTCCAGTTGCCCGCCACGTAGATGCCGCCCCGATGGCCGACCGAGGGGTCGGCGTAGGAGACGAGGATGCCCACGTCCCGACGGCTGCGTCGCAGGAGCCGGATGGAACGGGCGACCAGCCACGTCTCAGAGTTGGTCGGCAACGAGTCGTCCACCCAAAGCCGAGCCAACTCCCACGCGACGCAGCCGTAGCGCGTGGAGGTTTCGCGCGGCGGCAAGGCGTAGACGACTACCCCTACCGCCCGACCGTCCAGCCAGCAGCCGTGTATCGCCACGACCACGCCGGGCCATCGGCCTAGATAGTGGCTGGCGATCATGGGCGCGGCCTCAGTCCTAGTCATGGGGCCGAAGGACAGGCGGGATCGCATGGCGGCATCAAGGTGCGGACTCGTCGGGGTGGTCATCTCAACTCTGTCCGCTGCGCGGCAGACACGGCAGGCGTCAAACCGGGACCTCCGTTGCCGAACCCTCGATTTCCATCCCCGACGCGAGCCGGATCAGGTCCCCGATCTGCGCCATCTTGCGGCCCTTGGCTTCCCAGTCCCCGACCTTCTGCGCCGCGGTGACGCCGAGTTTCGCGAACTCGACCTGCTTCGGGTGGAGTTTGATCCCGAGGCCCTTCTCGGCCCACAGGGCGATGTCCGTGCGCCCGGCCCTGCCTGATCCACTCCTGATCGGCGGCCGAAACCCGGCTAGACGGGGCTCCCATCGTCCCCGCCTTCGACGAACCCGGAGGCCAGCCGGATGAGGTCACCGATCTGCGCGAGCTTCCGGCCCTTCGCCTCCCAGTCCCCGACCTTCTGCGCCGCCGTGACGCCGAGTTTCGCCACGGCGACCAGTTCCTTGTCTTCCATGTCCGGGATGCGCGCCTGAATGGCCCCCAGCGCCTCGTTGCCGATGTTGACCGCGTTCTGGTTCACGTCGAGCCAGTGGGCCGGTCCTGCGGGCTCAAGCCGCGTCAGGTTACCCGGACGGACGACGGTGGCGGTCATCCCGGCCTCGATGTGATCGGCGTGGTGGGTCAGGCGACGGTTCAGGAGGTTGGAGGACATGGCATACCCCATCCCCGTGACGTACCGCGCGGCCTCGGCGGTCGCCCCGCGGCCCTGCCGGCGGGTGCCGTCCTCGGAGAACAGGCGCACCGTCACGTCCTCGGAGGAGGCCAGCTTGTCGCAAACCCAGCACCCGGCCTTCCGGGGGACGAGAGCCCCGTTCACCGGAGACGCCGGACTTTCACGATCTGCGCTCGCGGGATGACGTGCGCCCCGAACACGTTGCCGCCCTGGCTGAGAGCCCCGGCGAGGACGATGCCCGCCTTGTCGTCGGCGAGGACGTAGCCGACCGACCGCTGGTGGATGCGCCGACGCTGGCGCATCACGGCGTCATGCGCCTCCCAGCCACCCGTGAACAGCAAGCAGTCGTCCCACGTTACCTCGGTGACCGGGATCTTCCGAGCGAACTTGCTCACCACCGCCCGCCTTTCGCCAGCGCCTCCGCGGTCAACTTGGCCCGCATCGCAGGACCCCAGTCCCCGCCGTGCGTCGTGCGCCGCGGAAGTGGAACGAAGGGAAGCGACGGCTCAGCCACCGCCCCGTTCCGCGAGGGGACGGTCCCACCCGACGGCGGCTGAGGGTCACCCGGTTCCACGAAGGGGGCGGATGACTCCCCGAGGCGAGCGACGGTGGCGTCAAGCGCCTGCCGGGCCGTCAGGGCTCGGTTGCGGATCGACTGGTGGAGTAGATCGAGCTGCGCGATCGTTTCGTCCGCTGCGGAGTAGATCGAGCGCAACATCGCGTCTACCATCCCGCCACCCGTACCCGTAGGCCACCACGATCACGACGAGCATCGCCACGGCCCTGATCCAGTCGGTCGGACCCAGCGC